AACAACTTGTTTTCGCGTATATTTAATTTGTGCCATTACTGATTACTCCATAGAGTCACTTCTGGTAGGATGTAATTTTCCTGCCAAACTAAGATTTCATTCTCAAATCCGATTACCCGCCCGCCGCCATATTCCAGTTCAACGCTGGTATCACCATTGGCATCCGTGGGCGCAAAACCTAATAATTTATCCAACACCAAACTGCGTAATGCGGTCATCTTATCGCTGCTATCTGCACCAAAATCATCCTTGGCATTTTCAATGGATAAAACAATCGCGAACCCAATACTTCCAGTTTGCAGCAGCCCGTTTGCATACTGGTTTTCGCTTGTTTGCATGTGAGTTTCGAGCACATACGCCCCTGGCAAATTATCCTGATTAGTCATGACGGTCTTAAGATTAACCGCGCCCGTCACTTCTTTTAATTCACTGATTTCTTTTAATTTTGTAACAATTTGTTGGCGAATTGTGGGATTAGTAGGTAGACCAATCATGTGCATTTGCCCCCTGCGTTATCACCGCCCCGAATGAATTTGAAACCGTCACATCACCCGTACTCCCAACGTTCGCAATCAGCAAACCTGCACGCCCCGCCCCCACATCTCTAAGCCATGTTAAAACGCTGTTATAACGCTCTTTAACCTCTTCTAAATCTTTAAAAAAGCGTTCTGCCAGTAAAAAACGGGCTATATCTGCACACTTGCGAGTCAAGGGATTGAGTGCAATTGTGTCTACGCTCAAGGGTAGCGTGTAGCGGCGAATAAAATAACTATCCATTTCGCGCGTTGCGTCCCCTAAACAAGCATTAATTGCAACAATTCCCATTTCTGCACGCGCAATCTGTGCCTCAGTCCACGCGCTGCTGTCGCCTTGATTAATCAGGGTTTCCAGCAACACGGGGTCAATTGGGTCTAAATCTGGGTTGTTGCGGGGCGTTGCTGTTTTCGCAAGCTCTCTTGCTTGATAAAACAACAACATATCTTGTGCAGTGGCGTACATTAGATGACATCACGCATCAAATACCCCAAATCAGGGCAAATAATCAATTCTTTAAGGCTTTCACCTGCTACCACATTGTAACCGCCATAACCGCCCATTTTTTGGTCAGGAATGGTGACGACACGCCGCCCTAAATAAGGTACGGTATAACCAAACGTGGGCATTCCGTTAATACTGCTCGCCATTGGCTCTTGGTAATAAACCGCGCAATGACCACCCCATAAATAGCTGTAGGTAGGCGTTAAACCCTTAGCGATAAGATTCGCGCGGGAAGAGCCAATATACACATTGGTCAAATCAAAGAGCGTTTTAAAAGCCTCAATTGTTGCAAACCCCTCTGTATTTAATGAGTTAGGATTGCAAGCTCCAACAATTTTTGGGTGACGGCGCAGGACATTCCAGACATTTTTACCCATAACAATGGCGTTTGCTTGGATAAACGTAGTTTCAATGGCAGTTTTGATGTCGCCAACAGGGTCGCTATTGGTGTAATCAGTCCATTTATCCGTACCCGTCAACGACGTGCGTTGAGTGGATAAATAGTTATTAAGGTTGTACATCATTTCCGCAACTCGTCGTTCGCGATCCAATTCCACCATCGAAATGACGAATTCCGAAGCGCGTGTTAATGGGTCAACACCCCGCCCGCCCGCATCATTAATACTGGATTGCAGCACAACCGTTTGTAAAAAATAAGGATTAACGCTTGATTGCTTAAGCGTGCCTTGTTGCTCAATGTAATTAGGTTCCGAAGTGCGCCCAATCGCGCTATCAGTGATAGTCAGCGTTTGCGCTTTATCAATTTCAAAATAATCAAACAACCGCGAAGTGACCGATGGCGTGCGCCCTAAGACTAAATCTGCAATATTTGCAGGATTTTTGTATGCCAAAACAACGGGCAAACGTTCGGAATCAACAGGGAAATTATCAACTTGCCCCGCAAAAGTAGCGTCTACAGTTTGGATTTCTGACATTTTATTTCACCTTCTCAGGGTCAGGCATAACCCCAAAAACCAAGCCTGATAAACCGATTGCGGTATTAACAATTAGGTCAACATGGATTGGGCTAAAGGCATAACCCAATGCTCCAAAAAAACTAATCAACCCCAACCATGTACTGCGTTCCGTGGACAATTTTTTAAAATATTCGGACATTTTTTTGAATCCCTTAAGGCTTGATGCCATGAGTAATTACACAGCGGATTTGTTGCCCTGCAACGCCTGCATCTAATGCTTTCGCAATGATAGTGCTACCCGTTACGGCAACAACCCCATGCCCACTTGCGTCGGTCGTGAGAAAGTCACCCATAGCAACCGTGCCGCCTAAGACAAGCTCCCAAAGTTCGCACAGAGTCACATCAGCCTTACTTCCCAGTCCCGTAATTAACTGCCCTGTAATGCCAATTAATTTATCGTTGTCATCGGTTGCAAGTGTGACTTTGCCTGTGGCTGAGCCAGCTTTGACGATGCTGTAAGCAGGGATTTCAACTTCCGCGTCAAACGACTTAATGCAATCGCTATCCATTATTTACCCTCTTTTTTGAGTTGGGCGGCGGCATCAGAGTAACTCACAAAAGTACCCTGTTTCGCTTTTTCAGCAACATAATCACTGATTTGCGCCGCCTGTGCTTCAACGCTCAAATCCGTCTCATCTTGTTGCCCAGCAAACTCTTTGTGCGGACCTAACTGGACGGCTTTCGGTAGAGATTCCAAAAATCCTTTAAAATATGCAGCGGGATTCATGGTTTTTTTTCCGTCCCCCGAAGTAAATTCAAAGGTTTTTGAAGGAGGAAAAGCAGTATCCAAACAAGCCATAAACTCAGCCAAGGGGACTGCCTGCTCTTTTTTGATTTGAGCTGTTGAAACCAATTTATCCGTCAGTTGCTGTGCTCGCTGAAAAGCCAGAGCCTCATCTCTTTTGGCTAATTCTGCTTTCAGAGTTTCAACTTCCGATTCGGTGGTTTTTTTTGCATCGTTAGCGGCTTTTTCCGCCGCATCGCTTGCCATTTTTTGCGCCGCCTCTAAAGTTACTGTGGGTTGTGCGGGTGGTGGTGCTACAACTGGATCAGCCATAACTTGCTCCGTAAAATCATAATTTTTGACACTCTCGCCCTCGTTAAAATGGATAGGCTTGAGTCCTTCGACGGCGGGGGCGGCTGCCCCCAAAAAACCAACATGCCCTAATGTCAAACCGTCTTTAGTTTCGGTAATTCGCACGGAACGATTGATATAACGCCCGTCTTGCACTAATTTGTCAAATTGTGGGTCTACCTTATCGCATTGCATTAATAAGGTGTCACCCTCACGTTTAAGGTTCGCAACCCAACCGTATGCAGGGTCATTGTGCTTAGGATGTCCAATCACCAACGGCGCAGGATATTTGCCTAAGTTACTGATAATTTTGTCTAAATCGCCTTGTGTCCAATCGTGGGTATTGCCCGCCGAATCGGTTTGTTTGCCTGCTCTAAAGATTTCAATATATTGGCTTGATAGTGACATTTTTAATGTTTCGCTGCTTTTTTATAATGTAGCTAAAATCATGTATACTTAACAGTGGGTAGTTGTACATACATATCAAAAACAACAGGATAAGCTAAAATGATAGCGTTAGACTTACAACGTTTGCTCCCTCCTAAAATCAAGAGTCTTTGCAAGTTGATTGGGTACGAGGAAGCAATTAAATTAGTGGATTGTTATCCTAACAAGCGGTTGTATATTCCTTGCAAACCGACTGATAGTATTGGTTTTTTGTCTCCAACAGCACAGGATTTATTGTGCGAAAACTACGGCGGTACAGTCTTGGTTATCCCTAAATGCGCCAGTTTCAGAAACGCCAAAAGAAACCAAGAGATTCAAGACAAGCACAAAAACGGCGAAAAAATAACAAGATTGGCGCAAGAATATGCGATGTCTTACAAATGGATGTACTTAATAATCAATGAGTAACAACAACAAACACGAGCTTAAGACTAAGGCGCGAAATCTCTATGTGCATCATTACAAGACGCTATTAGAGATTGCCGAAGCTTGTGGGAAGACTGATGTCACTATTAGATTGTGGCGCAAAGCAGCAGCGGATTTGGGTGATGATTGGGATAAGGCACGCAGTGCTTCCCGTATTTCAGAGGGCGGGCTGGGCAATCTCACCGCCCAAATTTTGGAAGAGTTCGCACTGAAATCTCAGTCGGTTATGGAGCAACTCAAGTCAGTTGACGACCCGCTAGAAGCTGCTGAGGCAATGGCAAAAGTCAGCACCGCTTACGTCAAATTAACCAACGCCCTCAAAAATAGCACCCCTCAACTCAATGAGTTAGCCGTGGCGCAAAAAGTAATCAAAGAGCTTAAGACCTTTATACAAGACAAATACCCGCAACACATTGGTGTTTTTGTGGATATTTTAGAGCCTTTTTCCGTGGTGTTATCAAAGACTTTAGGGCGTAATAATGAGCGATAATCATGATGGTGTAATTGGGCGAGTGGCGCGGATTGAGCAAATTATTGAAAATAATACTGCTCAATTAACGCAACTTAACAGCAAGTTAGATAATTTAATCCTCCTTGAAGACCGTTCGGGGCGACATGAAGTAGAAATTCTCGAATTGAAATCGAGAATTGAAGACACAGAAAAGCAATTAGCGTACTGGGAAACCTTTCGCAAATTTGCCGTCTATATATTAAGTGTGGGTGGTTCTGTTGGCATGTTCCTGATTGGCTGGTGGCTTAACCGTAAATAGCATTTCAGATAGCTTTTAAAACGCTTTAAATGGCATTTAAAAACGTTTAAGTATTTTTTAACCATAAATGCTAGCAACCCCTCAAATAAACGCGCTTAAAACGCCGCAGGCTTAAAAATGGACTCAAATCTTACGAGCAAAGAGTTTTTAGCGGAAATGCAGGCAATCACGTCTGCACTCCGCCAGGAAATCGAAGCTCGTCAATTAGGACTCGACCCTTCACCCGACGCAATTACCGCCCGCCGTGAACGAGTCTTTAATGGAGATTTTGAGTTTTTCGCCTATCAGTATTTTCCACACCATATATATGGTGAGCCGTCAAAATTCCAAAAGCATTTTTTAACTCGTTTTCCCCTACTGCTCAACCAACCGCAGGGGTGCAAAGAATGGTGGGTTGCACCGCGTGGCGAAGCCAAGACTTCGCTGTTGTGCAAAATCGGCTGTGCGTGGGTTGCAGTGCAAGCCATCAAATCTAACCGACTTGATTATGTGGTTTTGCTTGGCGCGGAAACGACGTTCCCGGCAAAATTGATTGAGGTGGTAAAAACTGAACTGCTTTATAACGGCTCACTGCAATTGGATTTTCCCGAAGCGTGCGGGGGGACAAGTATGTGGCGCATCGGCGAAATCATTACCCGCACGGGGGTTAAATTTGAATCGTTTGGTGCTGAGCAGGCAATTCGTGGGACATTCCACGGGGCTTCGCGCCCCAAAATCCTAATTGGCGATGACCTTATAACCGACAAAGAGGCGCAGTCTCCTACTGAGCGCGAAAATCGCTGGTTGTGGTACGAGCGGGCGGTTAATTATTTGGGCCCCCCCGATGGCACAGTGAAAGCTCTTAATGTGGCAACCGTACTTAACAATGACGACCCTGTCAGTCGTGCCAAACGTTCAATCGGTCACGTTGTGCATCATTTTCGCGCAATTGAAAAATTACCTGAACGTATGGATTTATGGGAAGACTGCGAAGCCATCATGCGTAACGATGATAAGCGCACCATTGATAAGGCGGCAAATAATGGTAAAGTTCCCACGATTGAGGATTTGCCCTCCTATAAATTCTACTTAAAAAATAAAAAAATTATGGAAAAAGGCGCGGTCACCAGTTGGCCCGCCGTGCGCTCCTTATATTGGCTGATGCAGCAACGCGCTGATAACCCCAAGGCATTTTCCACGGAAATGCAAGGGGAAGGCAAAGAGGATGCGGACAAAGTATTTACTAAGTGGCAATTTTGGGTGCAACGTTTGCCGCATTGGGTTTATTTTGGGGCGTGCGACCCGTCAATGGGCAAAGGTGAAAACAGTGACCCCAGTGCAATCTTGGTGGGTGGCTGGGATAACGCCACAAAAAAATTACATGTGATAGAAGCGAAAATTAAGCGGCGCGTCACCTCCAAGCTGGAAGCAGATTTGATTGCAATTCAGCGCGAATATAATTGTCAGGTGTGGGCGTTTGAAAACAATAACGCCTATGAGTATATGCGGACAGGGATGATGCAAAATGCACTCAGGCAAGGCGTGGCTTTGCCTTTGGTGGGCGTAACTGCCACGATTGCACCCGAGGTTCGCATCGACAGTATTGAGCCATTTGTGACGGGATTAGACCCTAGTATTTTATTTCACTCGTCTTTAACCGGGCTTTTAAACGAGTTAGAAACCTTTCCCGATCCACAAACGCATCACCATTATGACGGCTTGGTTGCCTTGCATTTGTTGTGGATGATTGCCGTGAGTCGGGGCAGTGGCGTTCCTTCAATCCATACCGCATCCGTTAGGGGTGCTATTAATTATCAGGGGTATTAGCTTTGCGAAAAAATTAACCCGTATCCTCTTTTTAAATCTGCAAGGAATACAAGGCAATTATTGCACGCCTTCATAAAACAAACTTCAAGGGCAAAATTAATATGTTTATTATTGTTGATGGATTAACCCTAAATTCCTCAAAAATCGAATTTATTGAATACCGCGAAAAAGATGATGAGTGCGATAATGTGCACTACATACATATCGCAACTGATAGCGATTACGTGCAAAAATATTTTACAACCAAACAAGCCGCGCTTGACTTCAAAGCTGAAATTGACCGCGAGTTAATGGAGTTATACAGCTAATCATGGCAAGCAAAGACCCGCTCCTGAAAGAGATTGCTGGCAACAGCACTGACCCGCAATACTTCTCGGGGCTAAGCTTTTTGCCCAACCCCGATGAAGTCTTGCGGAAAATGGGCAAAACCCAAACCGTGTACAACGCCATCAAAGCAGATGCACATGTGGCGGGCGAGTTGCGGGCAATTCGCGCGGGATTGTTGGGCTTTGAGCACCATATCAGCACCAGCGGTAATCGGCGGGCGGACAAGCAAGCCTTAGCCTTGTGCAACGCTTTATTTGCCGCCAAACCCGCACCTTATTGGCAGTGGTCGGATATTATTTGGTCGATTGCGGAAGCCGTGATGTACGGCTACCGGGTTTTGGAAGTGGTGTGGGATTACAAGGACGGCTACATTATCCCCGTCAAAGTTATCCCCCGCCCTAATCGTAGATTTGTGTTCACGTATGATGGCGAGCCGCGCTTACAAACCCGTGACAACCCCACGATTGGCGACGAGTTGCCACCTAAAAAATTCTTGGTTACCCGCCACATGCCAACGTTTGAAAACCCTTATGGCACAGCTATTTTTTCTTCGTGCTTTTGGCCCTACACGTTCAAGCATGGTGGTTTCAAATTTTGGTCACAGTTTTGTTCGCGCTTTGGTGTGCCTTGGACTATCGGCGAGGTGCCACCCGGCACAAGTGAGGATGTTAAAAATCAGCTTGCCCAAAACTTAAGGACAATGGTTGAGACGGCTATTGCAGTCATTCCCGACGACGGCTCTATTAAGATTTTAGAGCCGCAATCCAAAGGCGAAACCCATGAGACCTTTATTAATTCGTGTAATCGCGAAATGTCAAAAGCCCTCACCAGCCAAACCTTAGCGACTGAGATTCAAGGCGGTGGCAGTCGTGCCGCCGCCCAAACCCATCGCGGGCGTGAGCAGGCAGGATTTGAATGTGACCGTGATATGGTTACTTATACGTTTTGTGAGCTACTACAGTGGGTGACTGAGCTTAATTTTCCCGATGCCGTCACTCCGATTTTTGAATTTTACGCTGAAGAAGAAGCGCGTCAAGAATGGGTTGATGTATTGGACAAGGCACGGCATTTCTTACCAATTCCCAAAAAATTTGCCTATGAACGCTTGCAAATCACCCCGCCCGATGACGGCGAGGAAGTGATTGAGACGGACAAACCCGTGCCAACACCAGACCCGCAAACGCCACCCGCACCACAGTTTAATGCGGGCGAAAATTGCAATCACGATCATGCCACAAACCCAGTTGACGCGATTGAGTCGGGTGTAGATAAAGTCGTTGGGGACTGGGAGCAAGTGGTTAATCCCATGCTTGCGTCTGTTCAAGATGCGCTTAAGGATGCCGTTTCAATCCAAGATTTTCAAAAAAAATTAGAGGCGGCGGGAAAGGATATGGATATGAGCGCAATGACTGATACCATGACGCGCTTATTGTTTGCCAATCATTTGGCGGGTCGCACAACGGATGACGTTTAATGAGCATCACCATTGCGCCATTACCCCCCGAGGAAGCCCTTGCTTATTTTCGTAAGAAGGGGCTAGCCACTACTTTTGACTGGCAAGATACGCTTAAATTACAACAAGATGTGAGCTTTACGGTTGCAGGGATTATGCAGCTTGACGTTTTAGCGGATATTAAAGAGTTTATTGATGAATCTCTTGAAAAAGGCTATACAATTGAGCAGTTTAAGAGTGGATTAATTCCAAGATTGCAAGAAAAAGGCTGGTGGGGCGAGAAAGAAATTGAAAACCCTGAAACTGGCAAAACCAGAACCGTTATTATCACACCTTATCGTTTAAAAACCATCTTGGAAACTAATTCGCGGGCTGCCTACAGCGAAGGTCAATGGGCGCGCATCCAAGACAACAAAGACGTTTTCCCTCTGCTCATCTATGTGGGCAACAACAGCAAAGAGCCGCGCCCTTCGCATTCGGCATTAAATGGATTAATTGCACCCGTTAATGCTCCCATTTGGGCATATATTAGACCCATTAAGGATTTTGGCTGCAAATGCAGAATACGGGCTTTAACGGCTGGGCAAGGTGCAAAACTAGGTTACAATCCTAATTCGCCATTACCGCCCCCGACTCCAATGGTTGAATTTGTGAACAAGCAAACGGGCGAAAAACGTTTAATTCCTGAGGGGGTTAATCCTGCGTTTTGGCATCCAGGAAAAACTAATTTACAGGCGCTTCAAGAAACATTAAAACAGCGTCAAAAGGGGGTTTAAATGCTATTTAAATTTGAGTTTAATGGTGCGGAAGAAACCAAAAAATTGTTTGACCGCATGGCGCAACGTGCCAGAGACTTTTCCCCCGCAATGAGGAGCATTGCATTTTTAGGGGAAAATGAGGCACGGAAAGCGTTTGACACTGAGACCGCTCCTGACGGACGACCTTGGAAAGAGTCGTGGCGCAAAAAAGTCAAGGGTGGCAAAACATTAACCGACACGGGGCGACTGTATGATTCGCTTACTTCGTCTTTTGATTCAAATTCCGCCGAGTGGGGGACGGCGGCAATCTATGCAGGGATACACCAGTTTGGCGGGACAATCGTTCCAAAGTCTGCAAAAAAACTGGTTTTTATGGGGAGCGATGGTTTTTTGAGATTTGCCAATAAAGTCACAATTCCCGCACGCCCATTTTTACCAAAGGATTTAAGCGAAATGGATTTTGACGCGATTAGCGAGATTTTAACAATTCATATCCTGCGAAAATAAAAAACCGCCCAGAGGCGGCTCTTGAATCATCTTACTAATCATTTTTTTTAGGCTGACTCGCCTTAAGTGACATACCCGTCGCCCGTTCAAAATCTGCCGACAGCCGCATAACTGCATCGGCTACCTCATTTACTTTTTTCAGGGGGTCATCACCCCCGTTATCCGAAACTAACTTAATGTACAATCGCACACTTTCAGCCATCGCGGCGGGTACACGGATGGTTGTTGTGGGTGCTTTATAGGTACGGGGGTAGGCTTTCTTCATATTTCAATCCTTACCCGCCCCGAAAGGCGGGAACTTAAATTAGTTGAATTAATACCAATCGCCATCGGCTGGCAGTCTGCGGATTACCAGTGTCTCTGCAACACCGCCAAAAGCAGTCCCGTTATTATATTGCTCACTGCACATGTGTAGCATTACTGGGATGCGCTCGCCAGTTTCGGCGGAGCAATAAAAAAACGAACGGTGGGCATCGCGCTCAAAATAATAACTCGCTGGATCAGAGCTATAAATCAGCAATCCTTGTGCGGGTAAGTCATCTGCAACCGCTAACATTGGCACTGGGTGCTTAGCGTGCCGTCTGTCGTATAAGCGCACAATTGCGGCGGTTGCATTTTCATCGGTGCGAACTTTCGCATTGGCATTCAGGGTAGTTTTCATGATTTTTTCCTCTTGTTTTTTCTGGTGTGGCGATTGGAGTCACACCAGAAGATGCTGAAATTAAAGTGCCGTCACCGTGTACTTATCCCAATCGACGGCGTTACTTTCATCTTCACAGAGTGGGTCGATGCAGACCCACTCAATGCGATAGGTGTTACCGCTTACATCTACAGCTGTCACCGCATAATACTTGCCATCATCAGTGATTGACGGGGTTCCCAATATCCATAATCCTTTTTTCGTGGCCGGGTCAGTGCAACTACTGTACCCAGCCACCGTGAAGTTACTGCACAGACTCTCATACGTATGGATAGCCAATTTAGCAGTCACCACCCCCGCCCCCTGTGCGCCCGCGATGTAACCCCTTACGCCATCATGACCAGCCACATATACAACCTCACGGCTATCCATATTGACAACCACGTAAGGAGTTTCGCAACCGCTAACCTCAACAACGCGTTTCATACGGGTGCAATTAACAACAATTGCACTGCCTGACTCTGCTACGCAATCAACAGCGCGGGCAATAAAAAACTCATCATATCCAAGCTCGTTATCTTGGCAGTCTTCGATTTCGTCATACGCCTCATCCTCAGATGCGCATGAACGCAATGGATCACAGAGTGCCTCGGTGATGTCATTTGGGTCGCCTTGATAGTCAACCCCAACAATCCAGTATTGCTCGTCTTTGGCAAAAGTCCCTGCTGTGCGGTGCACGGTTGCGGTTACGTGACCGTGTACCAATTCCAAACTTCCATAAATAGTTGCTGATTTAACGCGTGCCATACGAGCACTATTAATGTCAATAGTGCATTTTGCATTAACTTCTGGGACTTCTACTACTTCTGGGACTTCTGCTACTTCTGGGACTTCTACTACTTCTGGGACTTCTACTACTTCTGGGACTTCTACTACTTCTGGGACTTCTACTACTT